TGACTTCCCGCTACGGATGCAGGGCGGTGTTTTCCCAGGACGAACCGTTTGAAGCGGCCCTGCAAAAAATCTCGGCGTCTATGTCGCGGCATAAGGAAAGCCCCGGATGCCTGAAAGCCCCGGCTTCTAAGGGTTTCCATAGGGATTCCAGTTGGGTGTAAAAGAATGGTCTGATTGGCAGTATGAATGCCTTTCAGACCGTTTTTTCTTGCTCCGGAGCGGTAAATGCTCCGATGCAGTTGTAAACGATTTTGATACGACGAACGCGATGCCCGTTGATGGTTTGTGTCTGGTAAACGTAAATTTTCTCAATGAACTCACGGACGATTTCAGCTGTCAGCTCCCGCAAATCCGTGTATTTCCTTACCAATGCAAGGAAACGCTCCACATCTACAGTCTGCTGTTCCTCTTCATCGATGGCAACCTTAAGCTCATCGATACGCTTTTCCAGTTCTTTCTGTTCATTATCGTATCCGGAGCTCATCCGTGCGAATCGCTCATCTGAAATCTTCCCATCGAGATTGTCTTCATACAGTTTGCTGACAATAGTGTCCAGCCGGTTCATTCGATTCTGGGCATCTTCCAGTTCTTTGCGCTGTCTGCGAAGATCGCGGTCTGTATCAGATTCTGACTGCTTCATGACGATCTGAACGAACTCCTCCTCGTGATCCCGGGCAAAGGCCGTCACACGACGAAGATCCTCGAGAACGATTTGTTTTACAATCTTATCCTTGATACGATGTGAGGTGCAGGTGCCGGTAGCATGCCGATACTGTGAACAGACAAAAGCGTCATTCTCAGGTCCTTGAGACCGTTTCCGCTTGATGTACATCTTATGGCCACAGTCGCCACAATAGAGAATGCCGGACAGGATAGACGGCTCGTCGGTGATCGGAATCATCCTGCGTCTTCCCTGACGGATACGCTGAACAATATCGAAAGTGTCCTGATCGATGATTGCTTCATGTGTATTTTCAAAGACCTTCCATTTATCCGGATTGTTGTAATAAGTCTTCTTATTCTTGAAGGATTTGTGATAGGTCTTGAAGTTTACCGTATGACCGAGGTATTCCTGTCGTGAGAGCATTTTGGAAATCGTAGGTGTTGTCCAGGTATAACTATCTGTGTAGATTCGCTTTGTGGGCGATTTTCTCCCGTTTGCTTCAGCGTAGGCGCTTGGATTTAAGATGTGCCGCTCTGTCATGATATGTGCTATCTTTGTCACACCGTAACCCTGAATGCACAGATGGAATATGTCCTTCACATTTTTTGCTGCCTCCTCATCTACGATCCAGCGGTTTTTATCCTCAGGATCCTTGATATAGCCGTAGGGCGGATTCGAGCAGATCGGTTTACCTGCCTCGCCCTTGGCCTTCTTGACTGCCTTGATCTTCCGGCTGGTGTCCTTGGCATAGAATTCATTGAAGATATTGATGAACGGCGTCATGTCGTTTTCTGTCTGGCTGTCGCTGTCGACGCCGTTATTTACGGCGATGAAGCGAATATCCGCATTCGGGAAAACCATCTCTGTGTACATGCCGACCTTTAGATAATCTCTTCCAAGTCGGCTCATGTCCTTGACGATGATCGTTCCCACACGGTCTTCATCGATAAGCGCCATCAGACGCTTCTAGTCCGGACGGTCAAAGTTTGTGCCGGAAAAGCCGTCGTCAACGAAGAACTCTGTATTGGAGAATCCATTCTCATCCGCATATTTCTGTAGCATCATCTTCTGATTGCGGATGGAGTTGGAATCACCCTGCAGCTTATCATCCTGTGACAGGCGGCAGTACAAGGCGGTGATCTTTTCGCTTTCCGGTACGGTAGAAGACTGTCTCGTTGTTGCAAGTGTACTTATCATGATTACCTCCTTTCCGACAGTCTTCAAGCGGGTAGTCTATCTATCCCTCCCAGTGCCGGAGAAGTCAAGTGTTTCAGGATGCTCTCTCTATTGGCTCTGTATTTTCGTTTTTTGTCATGTGTTTGGCTTCGTTTTCAATCATTTTTCGTATTTTGTCATAGGCTGTCTCTTTAGCGGATTCACTGACTACCGACTCGATGATGTAGGTAGTGCCACCGATGGTTCTCTCGGTGATGTGTTGTGTTTCAGTATTCATCCGCTGTACCTCCTTCCTTTCAGATTTTTTCTGAATCCCTCCGCAGAATAAAGGGCAGGGGCGGTCATTATCGTAAAGAGGAATCGCCTACGTGACCGCCGCTCCCTGCCGTGTAAGAAAACGCGAATTCAAACGGGGTATTAACCCCATGCAAATCTGTCTGCCGCAGAGCGGGTATGAGCCGTTATTTCACCAGAATGCGCCCGATCGCCTTGCGGCGGATGAGCTTTCCGTCCAGATATTCCGTCCCGACAAAGCCGACCTTGTTCTGCAGGGCGTACAGTTCACGCAGAGAACGGACGGACACCGGCTTACGGCAGATGATCCAGTAGTAGGAAAAATCTCCGAATACAACCGGGGACTTCCCGCTCTCCGCATCCGGCATGAAGTTGGAAATGACGACAGGCTTGCCAAAGAGCAGATCGTCCGATCCTCTCCACAGGTAGTTTCCGGAGCTGTCTTTCATGGAGCGGAGCGTCAGGGCGGTCTTGTCGTTCATCAGCCATGTGCCGTGATCCCGGTACTCGGCTTCAATGGAAAAGTACAGCTTGATGATGTCATCGAAGGCAAACGCCGATGTCTCGACATTAGCCGGGGCACCTTTTTCTTCGTGCAGAATGCCGGTCGGCTCATCGCTGCCTGTGCCGTTGATGAAGGCTTTCTCTTCGCCTTTTCCCATAACCCGGGCGAACCTTCTCAGAAGGAACTTCTGGAAGTCAAAGGCAGAATCATTTATAAAATCTTCATCGAAAGAGACAAGGGCCGCCAGTTTGTAGACATCAACTGGTGTCTTGGAGAAATCCTGCTGTCCGTCCACGGCAGGAATTACCTCAGTTTCCTTAATGAAGGCAGCCGTGTCCTCGGTATCACAGGCGAGGATCCTGCTGTCGTGATCATATGCCCGGATGAATGTGGCGATTCTGCGGAATGAATCTTCCTTTGTGAGCGCGTTTTCCATCTCATTCTGTTTCCCAAGAGGGAGGAAAAATGCGTCCGTATCCGTGCTTCTTCCATTCTCCATCGTGGCACGATCCATGACGTGTGTTTTCATTGCTTTCCAGAATGCGGTTTCATAGGCCGCGCCGACTGTATTATAGATACCCATATCAGTTTCTCCCTTCTTTCTCTGCACTACATACAGGGCACTCATAGAGCCCAAGGTCGTGATAATTAAGACTTCTTCCAATCTGGCGCAGGGTAGCGCCGCACTTCGGACAGCAGATGCTATAGCGCATTGCCTGTTCAGGGGAGTGCGCATCCATTGCATGAAGACGGTAATAGGTGAAAATGCGTCCGTGCTCGTCCTTGTCCAGTTCATCTGTCAGGTAGAGCTTGTAGCTCTGCTTGGCGTAATCCTCGCTGGAATAGGTCTTGTGTGATGAAAGATAGACAAATCTTCCATCTGTGTTGTTCGGTTTGTGTAATCCGAATACTGCCATAATTGATTTCCTCCTTCTTAGACAGTCTGAAGCCGCTTGCCGTGCAGGTCATAGTAATTTTTCTTGCAGTAGGCGTTGGCTTCGCTGAAACTTCTGAAATACATTGCTATGGAACCGGTCTGCACTTTCCAGCACAGTCTGGCCGGATCTCTGCGCTCAAGGAGCAGAACAGGGACTCCTTGCCCGGTCCGGAACAGGGACACGCACTCATATTTCTCATCTGAGAAGTAGCTGCGGTCTTCCGGCTTCAGCGGCAAATCATAATTCACGATTGGTAAACATGGTCTGAGCATCATCTGACTTCCTCCTTCCCGGCTTGTTTTCCTGAGTCATTACTATTTTCATTATCAAAGTGCCCTCAAAGGCACCACCTCCTTCGCTGACAAAACTGACAGTTGCCTGACAGTATTTTTAGGAACTGTCAGCCCGGAAACCCGCATGGTTACTGACTTTTTGATGGATTCATGACAGAACTGACAGTAATCTGAACTTCATTGCCACAGTGCGTATTTCTTTCACCCTTTTTGTTATCTTTCACATTCCACACAGAACTTTTGATTTCATGCACCGGAATAAGAAATACTGTCAGTCCTGTCAGAAAAGCTCTGAAACCCGCATGATTTCTGGATTTTTGAGAGCTGATACTGTCAGGATTCCTGACAGAACTGACACTACTGTGGTCATGCATAACGGAGAAAACCGGAATAGTCCTCCATTGCCTCCTCATTCAGGGTATAATCCCGGAAACAGGTGCCGTGCTCTGTATGAACAGTCATATCTTTGTAGGTAGTTCCGAGGTACGATGACAGGGCTTCGCGGAATTCCTTGGCGGTCTTGGCATAGCCGTTATTGTTGTTCACACACCATGAACGGTAGGCGTCATAGATGGCATTCGTGGTACACCCATCTGCGACCTTGCCGGATTCTTTGCGGCACATGCATTCGGTAAAGAAGCTGATCACCGTATTGTTATCCGCCATGTATTCTTCCCGGGCTTTACGGACACTTTCCGGTTCCGAAAATCGGCAGCCGTTGCGGAGAACCTGCTGAAAGGCCAAGATTGCTTTATAAACGATGCCGTCACGTTCGGCATACATCTTGTCGAGCAGATGCTTGTCCTGTTTCTCCTTGGGAACTACATTCGGACATTTGACCACCATGATGCGGTCGTATACCCACTGTCCGTCATCACCTCCAAAACGCGGGAGACGATTCATGCAGAACCAGAGAAGGCCGTTATATCGATAAGTAAACCCCTGCTGTCCTTTGAACTCCGCATGTACCTCATCGCCCCCGGTGAGCAGCTTGAATGTCTTGAGCTCCGTTACCGTGACAAAGCTCATGTCCGAGCTTCCGGCAAGTCTTGTACCGTATATCACTCCTGTGCCGAATCTTGCCTCGATTTCTCTTAGATCAAGGCTTGCGAAGTTACCCTTCCCGAGCAGGAGCTCCACCAGACTCTTGAGCTGAGATTTTCCTGTATCACCTTTTCCCACAAGAAACAGGGACTTTTTCATACGCCAGCCTTTCACGTTGGATAGGCATGCACCGATGAATTCCAACAAGAGCTGTTCTACGTTCTGGTCATTATCCGTAAGCGTTTTGATGTACTTGTCAAATACCGGCGTTGGCGATGGTTTTCCCGTCCATTCGCAGGGAATCTGTATCGTGGAGTAGATCGCCGGATCGTGAGGCAGCAGTTCGAGAGAATCTTCTGATACATGAAGAAGTCCGTTTCTGAAATTGATGATCGACTCGTCCGCATTCAGCTCGTCCTGACCGACGTAATTGAGGTCTGTTTCAATCTGGCCGTACGTTTCATATAAGTCGCCCATTCTGACAAGCTCTTCATCGTAAGACATGATGAATTTCTTGATTTCGCCCAGAAACATATCTCGTGAATATAATTGGTAGACTCCGTTGTGATAGACGAATTTCAGGAGTCCTTGCTTGCCGCTGTCCCGGACCAGAATGTAGGTGAGGTTATTCCGCACGTGCTTTACCAATTTCGGAACTGAGACGTACGGCATGCCTTTTTCATCAAATCGGATGAAGTCTTCATGCGGCATTACCGAGCGATGAAACTGTCCTCCACAGGCATCTATTCCATACTGAATCGTGGCAGTACGGTAATCTTCCCGTTCCCATTTCTGCCGATACAGGGCAGAATCGCGGAAGATACGGTCAATGCGCTCCGGATCATCTCCAGTTCGGAAGGCAATCAGCGCACAAAGGGCCGCATCCGCTTCGGACTGTGATCCATAATCACTGAAGTCACCCTGGTCAAAGAGCTTCTTGAATTTCTCACCGTTTTTCTGCTTCCGCAGGGAACAGATCAGATCGAAGTCTTCCTCGGAATCGCCGTCCCGTTTGGCACTGTAGCGAACAGGCTCTTTTTTGCGCATATCCTTATTGAAGGTAGTCAGAAGTGCCTCAGTGCAGACAGCCATCGGCTTATCCGTAATCACGTTTCCGGTGAAAACGGCAAAGCGGTTTGTGAGTCCTCCGATATAAAGTTCCAGCTGGTTGTTCGGATTCTTTACATAATAATGGGCCGCATCAATCTTCAGCTTTCCATCATTTGTCTCCGCGATAGGCAGTTTGCTTAGATCGCACTGGCCGTAGATATGAATCCCGGTTCCACTCACAGACCATTCCGTGTACGACTGGAAGCGCTCCAGCAGTAGTTTGATGAAAGGATCGTCAAGCTGCTTATCATCGGCATCAAGGAAGAAGAACCCTTTCGGAATGACAAAGCCGACTCCGTTGTAGCCATTCTTCTCGGCAGCTTCACGGGCTTCCTGATACGTCATCCAGTCTCCGGAATGACTGTCGTCCGTGCCGGTATGGATTCCGGATGCAGTGATCGGAACTTTTGTCTGCTTATCTTTTCTATTTTCATAATGCCAGCAGACCCAGATCCGCTTCTGCTTCAGCTCATCAATGGTTATCGGTTCCATCATTTTCCTTTCCTCCTTTCCCCCGACGTCTTCGATGCACTCATTTCTTCTTATTGGAAGCAACGACAAGCCACTCATGAAATGCTTCAACCGGGATCAGAATCCGATTGCCAACACGGATCGTAGGAAAGTCCGGTTCTTTGACGAGGGCATATGCTTTCGGCAGGCTGATTCCCATCTCTGCCGCCATCTCCTGAACACTGATAGTGGTTTTCTCCATTTCCGGTTCCTCCTTCCTGCTATTCTTAAAATCTCACTATCTGTTAGATTTTACATCTTGAGAATATCACATAGCGTTACCTATGTCAACGCGTATCTCACAAAAACAATATAAATATTTACAAATAAGTAAAATGCAGTTGACAAAAGAACACTAAATAGGCTATTATTCTCACATAGGAGGTGCTCATTATGATCGGTGAAAGATTAAAAGAACTGAGAAGAAAGAATGGGTATACACAGGTAACGCTTGCGGACAATCTTGGCGTATCGAAAGGTACTGTGGCCATGTGGGAGACAGATAAGCGGATGCCGGACTTTGACAAACTGAATGAATTATGCGATCTGTTTGACGTCAGGCTCGACTATCTGACCGGACGGTCAGATGATGCATCTTCTCCAAAACTCTCGGAAGAAGATATCGATCAGCTCGGAAGATGGGCAATAGCTGATGACTATTCGGAGACACTTCGGATGTATGCGTCGCTGGACAGCTACGGCAAAGCGGCTGTGGATGCACTGATCCGTTCGGAGCGGCTACGCTGCCTTGATCAGGACACGCTTGAAAAGACTGATAAGACAAAGATCCGGGTAATGATTGAAAAATAAAGAAGAGGTGTTTACATGGCAAATTTGTCACAGCAGAAGCGCGAACGCATGCTCGCCTTTCTGGATACATTAAAGCGGGAGCACACGGACGATGACAAAGTCCTCCGTGCCATCGGGGAGATTGAGAATGAGCTGAATTCAAAGAAGTACGGTCTCGTCTGGGAACAGCACGAGGAAGCCGTCGATGTCAAGATGAAGGATTACATCCCTGTGTTTACAGAGGATCATGACCGGGAGATTACTGCTGCTCCGGGAGAGGATTATAACTTTCTGCTTGAAGGGGATAATCTGCACAGCCTGAAACTTCTGGAGAAGACGCATAAGGGCAAGATTGATGTGATCTATATCGATCCACCGTACAACACAGGAAATGCTTTTACATACTCTGATGAAAAAGTTGACCTAAATGATGCTTTTCGTCACAGTAAGTGGTTAAGTTTTATGCAGTCACGTCTTCGAATCGCGCATTCGCTTCTCTCGGATCGAGGGATTATCTTTATTTCAATTGATGATAATGAACAAGCGGACCTGAAATTATTGTGTGATGAAATATTTGGTGAAAAAAAATTTTTCACACAAATAATTGTACAGTCAAACAAAAGAGGGCAAACGTATAAGCAAATCGCAAAAACGCACGAATACATCCTGGTATATACAAAATCAGAAGATGCAGAATTTAATGAGATTGAAAAAACAGCCGAAGACAGTGACTTAAATTATACGGATTCTATAAGCAATTATAATGTGCGCGAGTTGAGAAATCGAAACCCTAAATTCGGGCGGTTTAATCGACCAAATCTTTTTTATGCTTTCTATGTTAACCCTGGCGTGATTGATAAAGATGGATTTTGTCCTGTTTCGTTAGAACCATCTAGCGACTATAGTGTTGAAGTTTATCCATATAATTCTAAGGGTGAGGAAAGTTGCTGGCGATGGGGAACATCACTATCGAGTTCAAATATTGCCCCGGATACACAGTCCAGTAATCTTGTTGCTAAAGTGAAGCGAGACGGTGGATATAACATATATGAGAAGTATAGGAAGACAACATATAAGGCAAAATCAATCTGGGCTGAAACAGAAATGATTACAGAACACGGAACAGTTCAACTTGGAGAGATGGGGCTGGCTGACAAATTTGATTTTCCAAAGCCGGTGGAACTAATATCAAAGTGTTTACAAATCGGAACTTCTTCTAATTCCATTGTTCTTGACTTTTTTGCAGGATCTGGGACAACAGGTCAGGCAGTCTTGGAATTGAATAAAAGAGATAATGGAAAACGGCACTTTATTCTCTGCACTAATAACGAGAACGATATCTGCGAGAACGTGACCTATCCGAGAGTAAAGACTGTGATAACCGGTATCCGCCCTGACGGCAGCAAATATTCAGACGGCATCCCGGCG